TTTGACAAATCTTCTAAAACTATATCATTTGGATCCATTTGCAATTCCTCTTAAAAGATTTTTTATTTCACTAATATCATCCTTTATACTAGCAAGTTCTGACTCAAGATTTTGTATCTTTTGTTTCTCTTCGTTTTTTATGTTTTTTCTTGAAAGATAATCATTATATTCTGACATATTTGTATTAATAATTGAATTGGTTCTTTGGTCCCTCAACAAATGCGAGTGACCCTCTACTTTTAACAAGTCCATAAATTATGCCAGTGCAATTACTCTAAGATTTTTAAATCTTGGTGGATATGCTTGATTTGTACCACTCATTACTATTTTAATTCTATATGCTCTAAAGTCTGGTAAATTCGATATAGTAAATTTATATTCTTTATATTCAATTTCATATGGAGAAAAACCTAATGATACCGTTGGAGATATAAATTTATCTGGTCTACCATTGTTTAATGAAGAGTCGATAATTGTTCCATTTGCGTCTAAATTGTCATAACCTGGGAAAGGAACAAAAATAGGATTGAAATTTTCTTCATTTGATATAGAATAAAATGCTCTTATATCCGAATAACTGTTAATATGTGCATCCAGTATTACCTGTATAGAAGAAGCAGGATTTGTTAATCTATTTTCTTTCGAAACATATTGACAAGCATTTGGATCTTCAAGCATTGAGTTAACTCGTGGATCTACTGCATAATCAGTTATTGGTCTGTTTATTCTATTTGATGTTAGAATTATATTAGTTCTTTGTAGATCAATTACTGGACTTATTCTTGTATCAACTGTTGATAATGAAAGTCTCATATTTAATGATTTATTTTCTGCAATCAATCCAAGATTATTTAATTCATTTATTTCCGAACAAATTAATCTTGTGCCATCCAAATAGTTTGTTTGATTCAAACTGACAGCTTCAAATCCTTTATCTAGGAATGGAGATTCAAAATCTGATCCATCAATACTTCTTCCGGTAACCGTTCTGATTTGAGCGTTGAGTGAAGTTCCTCTTACGGTCAAGTTTTGAACCATTGGAGTTATAACTTCATATGGAATGTTTTGAGATGCTTTAATATTATCTCCCCCAGCAGACTTACTTTCGTTGAAGTAAAGAATTGGGAAAGAATCACCATTGGTTCTATCTATACCATCGGCACTCATATCAATATTAATATTATAGTTGTCAAAAGATTTTGAAGATTCGTCAAATGCAACTTCATGAACTTTATTGATTCTTCTTAAAGATACGCCTCCCAATTCATATTTGTAAACTGGAGTTCCTGTGGGATAATTCTTTGAAGTTCCTGAAATTTGCCTTGTTATGACTCCACCTAAAGATGCTCCACTAGTTGAAGTATACGCAATCACTTCGTCTCCAATTAATAAGTATCCTGGATTTGTACTTGCAACTCCAACATTTTCAAATACTCCAAATCCAGAAATATTTTCAACTACAAGTGGAGTAACTGAATCTAAACTATATGGTCGCGTCAGTTTTGTTGGGACAATATCACTGGCGACATTGGAAATTGACACATAATTTTGGTCAAAGTACATTCCATGATTTTTATGGTTTACTTTGATTGTAGTTCCTGATTTTTCTGCAGTTATATCGGTAATAGTTACGTTTCCACCTTGAGATTGATTAATCAAATATGTACCAGAAGTTGTGGTATAACTTAATGTTCCACCAACACCAACCAAAAAGTCTCCCTGAACATTATCCAATATCAATTGATTTGTACTTGCGATAGAAACGATTGACATTCTTAGGTTTCTACCAGCTGGAGAATTTCCAATAGTAGTAACTCCAACAACATCACCAACCTTATACCCATTTCCACCATTTACAATGGTAGCAGCAACAGCTACACCGTTGGATATAGTTATATTTGCAGTAGCATTTGCACCAAATCCTGTTATACTAGTAAGAGGAACTGAGTCAAATGTATATGATCCTCCAGTTGTTGAAGATGGTGTATATCCTATTCCTGGATTAATGATACTCAATGTGGTATACGCTACTCCAGCATTTCCTACATAATTTCCAGAAGCATTAGTATTTGCCTGGTAAATTGTATTTCCAAGATTTAATAAAGTATCTTGGAGAGTTGATCCAATTCCAATTCTTATTCTTCTGGACTCCAGTTCAATACTTTCTGGTAAAAGTTTTGCGACTTGACCATTCCCTTCAGAAAGAGTTGGATTATAAAAATCAAGTGTGCCACTATCAATAAAATCAGCTCTATACATTGTAAATTTAAGATCTTCCCACTGGCTTGGTTCCCAGATAGAAGCATTTTGAGATTTAAATAGTGATCCCAAGTATGGTTGAGAAGATATAAATTCTTGAGTTATAAGATCATTCTCTCCAACTCTAGATATGAATACTCTATATTTCGAAGAATTGGACACTAGAACTATCGCATATTCTTTTTGTCCTTCGAGGTAAATTGGAGACTTAAATTCAAATGAAGTCGCAACAGATCCATCTGCAGACGTGCTTACATTCGCTGGATCCAAGAATACTTCAGAGAATGGTAAAATAGTCGCAGTTGGTGTTCCCAACTCTACAGTTCTAACCTGTAAAGATACTGGAATATCATCATCGTCTTTTGAACTAAAGAATACATCACATCTTGTTAGGAAAATGCCAGTTTCATCATCAACAAAGAATGTTTCCGCTAAAGGATCATAGAATCCTACAACAACAGATCTACTAGAACTTGAAAGAGTTTCACTCTGAGTTACAATTGTTCCAGTAGTTCTAACTACATCTCTTTGTTGTCTTGATTCTAATGTTTCTACCCTTGCATTTCTTACTGAAATTATATTTCTTTGGACAGTTTCTATAGTACCAGATGAAGCAAATGATTCGTCACCAAACGTAACCGCTAGATTCTTATCATTTGTATCATTGTTTATTAATGTGAAGACTTTGTTTCCAGACTCAAATGATGGGAAACCTATGATGTTGGAATTTGGAATATAGAAACTTCCTTGGACATTTGCTGCAATATCAGAAATCAATCTGACATTTGTAATTACAGCCTGAGCACCACTTGTTTCTCCTCTTAAAATCATTTGTGGTGCTACCCAACCAAAGAACTCTCCAGATGGTTGATCAGATAAGGAGAAAAGATCCACGTTCAAGATAGATGAAGTTGGTGAGTATCTATCAGGTAGAGTTTCGTTTGTATAAGGATTGGATGGATATGTTACTGCAGGAAGGTTATATGGACCTTCTCTATGGTTAGATGCAGCAAGTCTAAATCTAATTCTTGGAGTTGCAGCAGCAACTATTGGACCTAATCCAGTGTCTCTCGATACTCCAATAACAGTTTCTCCAACCTGGAAAGTTCCAGAGACCATTGAAATTTCTAATAGTTTTGGAACACAGAACTGAGTAACATTAACTCCATCAAAAAATGCATAAACTTGAGTTAATGGTTTAAATCTTCTACCAACGAAAGTAACGTTTCTAGATCTCATAAACGAGATCAGTTCTCTACTTACTACACGATCTCCAACATCGGTCATATCAAATTGTTCTTGGACCGACAATGTTCTTCCGGTTCTGAACTCAAATCCAGTGTCAATTGTTTCTCTAGTTTGTTCTCTGACAGTTGTTGTTGTTTGCGTTTCTGTTATGGGTAGTAGACCGAAGCTACTAACACCTCTCCATTGACCTCCTGTTACAATTGTTCTTTCTCTAGTTGCTTCTCTAATTTCTTGGCCAGTCCATACTGTCTCCCAAGCATTCCATACTGTAGGTGCAAATCCAGTCTGTGGATCGACTCCTTGATTTTGCACGGCATTTCTAAATGTTTCTGCAAAATTACCTTCTGTTCTGATAATTCTGGGTTCTAATCTAGTTGTTTCAATCCAAGTATCTGATGCTGGAGTTAATTCTATAGTTCCTTGCCAAAAACTTAATACAAAGGGAACAACACTTTCTGTTCTAGTTGCAAAAGGTTGTTTTAACCATTCAGTTTCTGTATAGTCTAAAGTAATGATATCATCAATTTTTCTAACATTTATTCCTTCTGGGGATTTAAATCTTATATCTTCCCCAGCACTTGCATTTGCATATGGTTGCAAATCTATAGATGTTGTGTAGTGGCTTGGCCTTAACTCTTTAAATTTAAAATCTACACTATTCTTAATTCCTATAGAAAATTCTTGAGCTGATGTTGAAGTAAAGTTTTCAACAAAAAATCCTGACTTAAACTTATTTAATCCATCCGCATCAGGGATAAACAAGTTTGCAGTTTCAGTTTCAAGGAGAGAAAGACTTGTGTAGTATTCTAAGTTAGAGATTCTATCTTCTAACATACTAATATCTTTCATCTGATATCTCTTATATTGATATCGATCAAAGATAATATCACTAACATTGTAAAGATATGGTGGAATAGTTGCAGTTGCAATTTCTATAGCATTATCTACAGAAACTGGTTTTTCTGGTTTTTCTGCAGGTGTTCCAAATTTTACTTGGAATATTCCATCTTTTGTTAAGAAAATTCTATCTATTCTTCCCAAATAGAAAGAATAATTAGTCCTAATAAACTCATCAGATGCTAAAATATTGGCAGCGGAATTTCCAGATTGTGAAAATGTTCTTCCAAGAAATTCAAAGGGAGATCGTGCGTTTTCTTGAACAATATAATCAGAAACTTTAGGACGAATATCAATAATATCACTACATCTGGTTGTGGAGTTTATAGTTGGTATTTCTTTTCCATAATTATATGTCGAGTATGATTCGACAGTTGTTATATCTCCATCATCTACAGAATCAAAAAATCCATTTGCAAAATAGATTTTTATTTGTCTAGATGGAGCAAGAACATTTTGCTTTCTAATTAGCGATCCATATCCATAGAAAGATCCATTTTGTCCGTTGTCGTATGTAAAATTATTTGATATTTTACTGCTGGAATCATTAAGAGTTCCAATTACAGATTGAATTCTTGACTCTACAAATAAAACAGTTTCTCCTTCTTTTAAAGGAATTTCATTTAATGGAATATAAGATATTTGAGTATCATTTACTCTTTCGGCAAGAATCGCCACAGAACCAGATGACTGTCCTATAAATTGTTCACCAATGACTAAATCTGTTGTTTTGCTGCTTGGACCAGCAATATTATTTAAAATTGCTGTTGGTGCTGAAGCGAGAGATGTGTCTTTTGATTCATAAACACCTAAAACAGTGATGATATCTCCATAGTTTAGACAAATATCTCTATCTTGAACTCTTGTTCCATAAGGATAATTGCCATAAATTAGTCCATCATCCAGTGTTGTTGATCCTGTACCAGAAATTGGATTGGTTGATTTATCAACTATAATACTATTAACTCTATTTCTTATTTTGGATTTTGCTTTTACTCTAGTCTTTTGTGCCGTTACTATTAATGTAGCACCACTATCATTAGATCCTAAATTGTAAATTTGAAGTCTTGTGAGATTATTTGTGAGTTCTATCTGATCCGAACTTAGTGGTTCACATCCACCATCAGATCTAATTAAAAGATATCTTTCTTCATCAAATGGTAAAAATATTTCATTAGTATCTGCATCAATTGCTGAAGATAATTTATTATTGGTAATATTTACTGTATATACTTTTCTGATAGTTAATGATGTATTATTTAAACTTACCGCAGATATATGTTGTTTGGGGAATTTGGTATATAAAGTATTATCGCTCGAAGACTCTAACTTTGATGTTAAAACTGTTAAATCTGATACTACTAAATTTGAAACAGGTAATCTAGATGTTGTTAGACCAGAAACTGTAGAAACACCGACTATTTGTATGTGACTAGAACCTACACTAACAACTTTTGCAATGACTGGACTTGAAAGAGAAGTGTCTGTAAATTTTAAAAGACTTCCCAGTTTTAAATTCTGCCCAGATGGAAAGAGAGGATTTTGTGAACGTACTGTACTAAATCCAGTATCTGCATCATATGGACTAATTGTAGCAATACCAATAAATGTGGAATTTGATTGAATTACGTCAGCAGTAAATGTTTTTGAAGTTCCAACAATTCCATATACCGATTTTACATCTGAAATACCATATGCAGTTACTGCTATTGAGATCCTATTATCACTAATTCCATCATACGTAAAACTTTCATTATTTACAAATTCACCAGATTTTTGATAAACAACAAGTGAAGTGCCATTTGATACTGATTCTTTTAAAAATGCAGTCGCTCCACTTCTATTGCCTTTAATGAAGGTTGGAATTGAAAGTGTAATTGGAGAATTTAATGTTATTTCTGTTGTAGTTTGAACATCATATAAAGAAATATTCCACTGATTTAAGTTTGGATTTTGACTATCGTAAGATCCAGATTCCAATTTGAAATCATATACTCTAGCCAAACCTATTTCTTTGCCACTTGCTAAAGTCTGTGCAGATCCAACTCTAGAATCCCTTAAACTCAATACATATGTATTTCCAATACCTATTGATGGTCCACCATAAACTCTATTTAATTTAAAAGTGGATCCAGTGTTATATGTAATTATTTGATTATCTAAAGACCTCGTAGTTCTAGTCTTTGAAAAATCTAAGAAAGATGGATTTAGTAATTCTACATCAAATCCCTTTACTACAGCTTTTCCTGGAGATACTTGATAAACTCCTAGACTATCCGATGGAATAGATCCGCTGTAAGTCAGTTGTCCAGATTTAAAAATACCTTGATTTCCAATTAAGTTGTCTAAAGATTCTTTTGCGGAAATAATAAATGGTTCATAGCAATAATCTCCACTATCTTGATATGATTTTCTAGCAATTTCATCTTGAATGACCGAAGATATGTCGCTGGTTGCTTTTGATTTAAGAATTCCGTTATTGATCGTTGCTAACTCTATAAAATTAGCATCATTGAAATCATCGATGCTTTTTTTGAACAATGATGTTGTAATTTTCAGTCTATCTGCACCTGGCGCAGCATAATTGTTAAATCCTCTTGAATTATCATTAAGAGTTTCATCTATATCTGCATTTACTATTTCTTCTAGTATAAAAAGACCTACCCTATAACTTGGCGTGTCATTGTACTGATCTAAGATCAAAGTTTCTTCAGAAACAGTAACAAATTGTCCTCTAACAAAATATACACCTTCGGTTATAGAAAAAGCAGATCCAATGCTAGTAGCATTGTTTGCTAAAGTGACCGCGAAAGAAGATTGTGATTGTATTGTTGCTGCACCCAATAAACCAGATATTAATGGAGAATCTGTGAAAAGTTCTTCTCCATCCAAAAATGTCTGTGTAGCATTATTTTGGCTACTTGAAGAGATGTAATTTAAGTATAAAGTAGCAGTTCCTCTTTCAGATTCGGATGAAAGTAAATAATTTTCAACTACTGCAGTAACTCCTGATAATCTTCCTGTTATTTTAAGTCCAACTAGTTGGGAAATGTATGCATCTACAGGAACTCCCAAATAACTATTTTCTAATTGAACAGCGTAATAGGTCTTATTATATCCACAATGTCCTGGTATAACTTTTGCCCCTTCCTTAAAGAAAGCTTGCCCAAATCTTTCAATTTGTTTTTGGAGAATTGACTGTAAAGTAGTTAATTCTCTCGATTGCACTGGATAACCAGGTTTAAATAAAACCTTATAGTAATTATTATCCGGATTATAATCGTCAAAATATGGAAATACGTTGAGATTAGTTTCTTGGGGCATGACTTTTTAGAATTGCAAAATGATTTTAATATCTTCTTTTTGACTTGAAGACCTTGTGATTGCGGGTCTATTGTCTACATAAATTATATCTCCAGAATATTTTTTAACCTCTGGATTTGATAGCCCATTGACAAACGATTGGCCTAGATAATAATTTCTATTATTTATTACGGTCGATATACCGCTAAAAATTGTGGATATTGATAAAGAAGCAGATCCTCCGCTGATTGACAGAGACCCTCCACTTGCTATAGAATTAGAAAATTCAATTAAATCATAACTATATGTAGGGACAGACTGTGCGGTTCCTACGGTATTAAAACCCGCCATAGTTCTATCTTGCCAGTATTTTAGAACACCTGTTATTTGATCATAACTAATAACTCTACCTATAGCTGTTAATCCTGTGCCAACAGTTTGAGTAATATATGTATCTGGAGTGAAAGTTGCTGTACTGTATCCAATTCCAGTTAATCTCATTGCATAAGCATTACTTGCTTTTTCTAGACTTAAAATCTGAGAGGATCCATAAAATTCTGGGTTTTTTACAATACCTATTCTTGCAATTTGATTTCCAGTTATGAAATCTGGATTTTCATTGTCATTTTCTATTCTAGAATATAGCAAAACATTATACGCTCCTAATTCTCTATAGATATCAGATCCATGTCCTCCTTTTGGTGGAATTATTACATTGAAAGATGGTTTTCTTGTGGTAACTGGAACATTACCAGCGTTTAAATCCACATTACCATATGTATATCCAGATCCTTGATTGGAAACCGTTATTGACTCTACTTTTTGATCATTATTAATAACTAGAGTGCATTCTGCTCCAGTCCCATCACCTTTAATTGGTACTCTAGTATAAACTCTATTAGCAGTTCCAACACCAACTCCTCGATCAGTAATCGTAACAATTTTTATGGAACCATCAACAGCATTTGATCTTACAGGTGCTTGATCTGGATCTGTTTCCCAGTTTTGTGGAACTGGCATAAAATTTGTAGAATCAAATTTTATAATTTCGCTAGGTGTAATAGTATAAAGATATTTCCAAATATAACCATCACCACTATCTCCAGCAGCTCTTGGTTCTAAATCAGTAAATCTTGGTTCATCTAAGGATGGTCTTCCCGATGGATTTTCTGGAGTGGTTCCATTTTGAAGGCAAATGTAAACTCTGTAATCTCTTGTTAAAACATAATATGGTGCTGCATATAAATTAGAAAATCCAGATACTTTAGCTGTGTTAGATCTACTATAATCATGCCTATACATATCATATGTTGTCCCTGACGCCCAAACTCTTTTTTGGATCACTTGACGAACATCAGAAGCTCCTATTTTCTTTAGAGCAATTATACTATCCCAATAATTATTCTCCTCATCAAAATTATCTTTTGGTGGAGGGGGACTTACGTTCCAATCACTTTGAAGATCTGTTGGATTTGGTAAACCAATCCAAGCATAATATGAATCAGTACTAGTTACAACACCAGCAACAAAATTTTTAGCATTTAGTATTCTAATCTGATCAGTTATAATTGCGGCCATTTTACAGAGCTTTTTACTTATTTATTATGATAATTTAAATGAAGTTGATCCGATTCCAACAGCAGTGAAGATGATTCTATCTCCAGACAAAGTAATTTGAATTGCAGTACCTATTCCAGAATCACTAATAAAACCACCAGTTGCGGTAACTATTCCAGAACTTCCTTCAATTTCCACCTTTGCGCCCACTGTAACGCTGTTCGGGCTGATTATAGTGTATCCTGCTTGAGCCGAAGGAGTTTGGTTGACTGTGGTGTCATTAGTTACATACAAAGATTTTGTTGGATTAAACCATCTTGGTCCCCAACCTACCCCCGTTACATATAATGGTCTATTTGTCCCTGTTGGATTATCAACAAATGGTATTAACCAAGACCCAGTAGTTGGAGAATTTGAGACGTTGGTATTGAGATAGATTTGAGATGCTCCACCACTAACATCTCCGGTCAAAGATCCATTAAAACTAGTTGCTGTAACAACACCACTAAATTTTGCATCACCAACAACATCCAACTTTGATGTTGGACCTGTACTTGCTATACCAACATTCGAAGTTGTATTAATTCCAATCGTTGTTGATCTCCAAATAGATTCTCCCCCACCACCCAAAGAAGTAGCATTAATAGTAACACTACCTGTTGATGCAGATATTGTTACACCTGTGCCAGCAACGATCGAGGTTACTATTCCAGACGTTAAAGATGATCCGTCACCAAGAAGTGTGTAAATTTCAGTGAAATTGTTATTAATTTTTAGGGCACCAGCTAATAAATTATCACCATTTCCATCATTTGGTGCTAAACCAGTGCCTATCCCTTGCTTTGCCATTATTATGGTAACTTTTAAAGGTATTTATGATTAGTTTTTGTAGTTTTTATACTTTAATGGGGAAACTCTTATGACTCTGGAAGAAGTTGTAATTCCAGAAATTCCATTTAAATTATATGATTCAAATTCATTTGCTTCGGCTCTACCACTTAAAACAATTTTACCCCAACTGTACTTGCCAAAATAATTTGAATCTAATATTGTTCCATCATATGATAATCCAGTCATAGATCCAGAAGTATCAAATGTATACAATGTACTATCAAACGTGATGGTTGAGGAATCAAATGTTACCGAAGAAATTGCAACATTAGTAAATCCAATTCCAGATAATCCTATTGTTCCTAATCCAGAAACTCTAGCCTGTATTCTACTTACCGTTGTTGTTCCAATTCCAATGACTTCTTTTTGAATAATGTCAAAATCTTCGACTTGATAGATATTATCTAAGTAGTTTGTTCCTATTGAAACAACAGTATTATCTGATCTTCTAGACACTATAGAAGTGTTTGCCAACCCTATATGTGTATCATTAACAACAAAATAATCGCCAGTACTAATCCCACTAACAGTTATTGTACTATCAACTAAAGAAGCATCTCTAAATTCTGAATTTTTAGTTATGAATAGATCAAATATCACTCTAGTTCCAAAAGAAATAGTAGTAACTCCAAGTCCAACGATAACACCATAATCTCCACTATAAGAAGTTACTGGATTGGTTTCGGTTTTTGCTAATGGACTTTCAATCAAAACTGGTGGCGGAGAAGTACGAGTATATCCAACTCCAGAAGAATTAATAGACACCAATGAAACAGTTCCTCCAATTGAAATTGTAGAGGAAGCAGTTGCTCTTTGAGTTGTTCCAAATCCAATAGGTGTACCTATTGTAACAGATGGAGAAGTTGTATATCCAGAACCACCGTTCGAAATTCTTATCGATGATATTGTTCCAGTAGAAGAAACAATTGCCGTCGCTGCTGCCGAAACTAAATTTTCTTGGGATATTAAGGTTATATACTTTTGGAAAGATAGATTAATATCATTTTCATTATATGCATCAAATAATGTTCTCAATGTATCTACGTAGATGATTGTATTTCCAACTCCAACTGATTGTATCACATAAGAAGTAGGATAAACTAAAGATTCGTATAGATCTCTATCTTTTCCAACTTCTTTACCATCAATAATTTTATCTTCAGTTTGTCTAGTCCAGGTAACAGGTCTTATGATAGATGGATCAGTACCACTTCCTGGACCAAAATATGGATTTGTTCCTACAACGTTTACGGATTTGATATTGTTAATTGTTCTTGCATCTTCTTGATATGTTATTGGTTGTCCTAAAGAAGGATCATATCCAATTGTTAAATTGTCTCCAGGTTTAACGGTTTCAAGAATATCACGATCAACAACATCAACAGATCCACTTCCTCTATAGAATAAAATCTTTGATTTATCTCCTGGTTTTGGTGCTTCTGTAAAAGATATAATAGTTCCGCCACCAAATACATATCCTTCTCCTGGAACTTGTAAAACATCGTTTACAAATATCAATAATGTAGCTTGAACATCAATCGGAGATCCTTTAGAAGCTCTAATTGAAACAAGATTTCCAGCAAGTCTAAGTGGGAAAGATTTAGTTTCTCCATCAAACGATGAATCTAAATTGTCAAGAACTTGCAATTCTCCAATTGACCATCCAGTAAATTTATCTGAGATTGTTTTTTGAACACTGATTTGAAATTCGTTAGACTCATTAAAATCTGAAGTCGTTGGAATTCCTGTCAATCCACCAAAAGGAACAGTCAAAATTTCTCCTTGACCATATCCATATCCAAAATTCTTTATTTCAAAATCTATTACACTAGATCCTTGTCCAACAACAATATCAATAGTTGCTTGAGTACCTACTCCAGAAACAGAAGAATTGCTGTACACCAGTGGTATATTTGAATATGAAAGTGGACTATCAATTACAACATAGGGCGGATTAGTGGATGTATATCCAAAACCAGAGTTTGTTACCGCTATACTTACGATATTGCCATTATTAACAGTAGCAGTTCCAATATATTGAATATTTGTGGTTTCTAAAGATGATGTAGCAACACCAACTCTAACTACCTGATATGGTCTGTATCCAGATCCACTATTACCTATTGATATTGAAGATATAGATCCAGCAATAGATACGATTGCTGTTCCTCCTGCTCCAATTAAAGGTTGATAACCATACCCTTCAATTGATCCGACAGAAATAATTATTCCACCAACAGGAATGCTTGCGTTATTTGGATCATATGAAACAGAACTTGCAGATCCGGTAAATCTTACTGAAGTAATTCCAGAAAATTCTGTTAAATTGTAATCATAGATATCTCCTGGTCCTTGGAAAATTCCATCAATGAGTATAACCGCATTACTAGTTACTATTCCACTAACACTTGAACCTAAAGAAGTTAAAGTGAATTGTTTGTTCTGTCCGTTAAATCTGCCAGAAATATCATCAAAAATGTAATTTTTTGCATATGTTTCCTCAGAAGATCCTTGCAATCCAGATCTCATAAATGATCTTCCTTGGAATCTAGATCCTGTGGTTATACCTGTCCAATCTCTTTCGTTTGGAGGATTTGTGGTAGAAGATAATGGGGTATTTCCATATGGAGCTTCTGCAAAGTTCAAAGTATTTTCAATAATATTATAATTTCCTACTACTTTTGTGATTTTTGCAGATGTCGAATGTCCAGATAGAGTAGTTCCCATCCATGATCTTCTAACCCTTATTGCAAAGGTATCCCCAACACCTATAGATTCAATTCTCATTATTTCATTATCAATTTTAATTAAATCTGTCCCAAAGAATGATGTTATTCCTGTAAAATATGCAACATTATCAGTTGTTTTTAATTCTTTAGATAAACTACTAGTAATCGCAGTTGCCACAACAGGTGATTGAATTACATTGTCTATAGCAACTATTACTTTGGCATTTTGATTTATTGATGCGAAACTATGAGAGGTTCCAATTCCAACGGAAGTAATGTCAATTTCTTTCGGAACATATGAAAGAGCATCTGCAGCAGTTTGTGCCAGTTTTATTTCCGATTGGTTTAATTTGATTACATAAAGATCTTGAGGTAATTTATCTGTAGATCCTACTCCAGCAAAACTAGTGGTTGCTATTCCAATAGCATTTGAAGTTCCAGATCCAGCTACTCTATATTCAATCTTTTCACCGGTTACAAAGAAATGATCAGGCACAAGAATACTATTATTTGAAGTATTAACTATAGAAGCACTACCTCCATTAAACTGTCTCTTAAAGATTGGAAGTGTTTTATGTTTTAGATCAAAACTTCTCTTGATATTATTTTGAGTTCCCGTATAATCACCATATCCACTTTCAATAGAAGAGTTTGAAAGGTTAATTGAGACATCAATTCCACCATCATTTTCATATCTTAAAACATTTGCAAAAACTCTTACTTCTACATCAGTATTTGCGACAGGAGTGAATGTTAATTTGGTTATTTCATTTGTTTTGGCTGTTCCTACAACTCCTAATGATCCAGAAGTCTCAACATTTCCAAACTCAGTATCATATGAAGTTGTATCATCATCGATAACAATAACTTCTGATAACTGATGTTCACCAGTAACAGGATTAGATGCTTGAACTAAGAAATATCCTCCGTCATAAACATCATCATATTGATCAATTACTACTTCTGTAGGAGAGGATGTGGATGCTATTGAAGTTACGTTACTGTGAATTTGCCCATATTTTAAGTTTAATGTTCCAATCCCAGTGTATGCGGTATTTGCTATAGCTACTTGTAGAGTATTGACAGTTGCACCAAATCCTGTTGTAGAAAGTCCCAAGTTTGAAATAAAGTCAACTTTTATTCTAGAACCAGAAATATATGGATAGAAAGTTCCCAATCCTGGACTTGAGTATTCATCAAAACTATGATTTGTCAGTTGCCCATACTCAACAAATTGAACATCAGTTTGATTGTGTACTAAATTAAATTCTGTAAACTCATATTCTCCATTATGACCACTAATTTCGACCAATCCTTTAACAGAACTATAATATAGCGGCAAATCAACGATAGTTGAAGTTACAGAACTGTTACTTGTTCCAACAACGGTTACTATATCACCAAAACTAGTAGATCCCACTCCAGAGAATTTATCTTTGACATTATATGATAGTGTAGAAATATCATAATCATTTACTTCAAATTTAATTGGGTAGAAGTTTAGAATTCCTTCTAATCCAGAAACAGTAAAGTCAAAAGAACCTAAATCAGAAACTGTTTCTACTCTGCCATATTGATTAATATATGCGTTGTTATTATTATCGTACAGTAATGTTAACAACATTAACTGCCTTTCTTGATAGAATCTTTTATCTTTTACATATGTTATGAACTTTTTGACTCTACCATCAGTTAATCTGAACCTCGAAACTTCATCGAATCTTGAAGCTCTTGGATTGCTATTAAATTCAGAACTAATGTCATCAATAACCAAAACCCTATTTCCAATAGATTCTGCATAATCAGAAATAATTCTATTTTGGAAAATTATTTCATCAGAAAACGTTTGTCCGTTTAACCTTAGGAGATTTGAACTGACCAGATCAAAATCATAAACAGTATTCAAATCTCCAGATCCAATTATATCAACTATAACTTCAATCCCAGGAATATCTCTAGGTGCTGGTAAACTTACGACCAATGTTGATTTTGAAGTAATTGGAAGTTCTGATTCGAGTTGGTAGTCGCTAAATTTTGCAAATCCTGCAGTATGATTCATTGTACTGACAGGATCATTCCAAGTATCATAATCAACTCTAGACTTCAATGAATATGAGAAGTTTTGATAGTACTCATTGTCTTGAATCCTTTGTAAATTATCATTTAAAAATCCAGTTTGGTTTTCCCAACCAGAAGAAACTTTTGAAAAATAATCTAATCTGTAATAAGAATCAAATCTCGTTACTTTTCCAACTTCTCCTTTTGTATTTGATGAAAGTCCTTCAATAATTTGATTCTCTTGTACCTTATTGCGACCTCTTACTTTAAGAATAGTAGATGATCTATCCCAACTTTCGACAATTCCTTTTTTGGAACCAAAAACAACTTCCTCACCAACAACAAAATCGTTCTGTCTTAAAGTAATTTTAAATCTGGGGAAATGTTTTTCTGGAATTATTCTCCCAGCAGAATTTTTATTGTTATAAATTCCTGGATATTGTCCATCACTCAAATAAGAACTCATGCTATACGTAATAATTCCTACTCCGCCAATATTTTTAGCTACAGAAAGAACTTCAAATAATCCATATCCATGATCACTAGAATTGAATCCTTTTAGAGTTGTAGCAGATCCAACACTAACATTTTCTACAAAAATCTTATCTCCGATTTCAAATGGGAATGATTCTGCAGTGCTAAATCCAACTGATAAAATAGCTGTAACAGTTTTGTTAGAACTATTGTATGATAATGTAGATATTCCAACACCATTTGAATTGTTGGTTGGAATAATAGTCGGAATTACATTGTATATACCAAAAGTATTTCTTACTATCTCAACATTTGTATTGCCAATTTGATATTTAAGATCTACCTCTGGAACAATTTTTTTAGTTTTTCCATCTAAAACGATTAGTTTTGGAACACTAGTATATCCTTTACCAAAAGAAACTACACTTATAGAATCTAGAGAAGATAAAGGATCTACTTTACATAATTGAGGAATATTATTTGTTGGTCTTAGTGTGTAATCGGTTGGATAGTCGTATCCAATATCTTCTATCTTTACTTTTTTAATATTTCCAATTGTATTGCTGGAAATAGTAAATACTGCATTAGATCCAAGATCAGAAATTGATACTGTTGAAAATCCAGGTAGAGAGGAGTAATTTCTACCTCCATTTTTAATTTTTACTTCTGAAATAGGTCCATATGCGTTTATAGAATCAGTAGAATATGTAATAGTTGATAATCCAACATCATATGATGAAGATTCTGGAATTTCTTCTAAAGTATATGTAAAAGAACTGGATGAAGATACAACAACCTTATGTTTTCCTGCATATTCACTTTTTTTAATTTGAATCTGATTGTAAGAATTGGTTAAATCATCTACTATTATTTCAGTTTTTTCTTTTGGAGAAAATACTTTATTGATGGGATCTAACTTATAATATAAAATATCTGGGATATTATCATTGATTGTCAGTACCAATCTAGCATCGTTACTGACACCAACCGATCCATATTTTTCAATTTCAAATAAAGGAGATTTTCCAGAAGAATCAAATATATTATTAAATCTAACATCAGAATATAGATTTAAATCAAAAGCAGGATATTGAATAGATTGTTGGGTGAATGCAAGAGATGAATCGGAAAGATCAAAAATAACAGTAGAATTTTTACGTGCTTCTAATGGTGGATTTATTTGAGATAGAGTTCCAGAGTATACACTGGAAATTCCAATATATTCTGGTATTCTGGATATAGATTTATCATAAGATCTTGCTAACTTTATTGTATCTTTATCAACAACTACAACATAACATATATCATTATTTGCTGGACCATATAGCGAAGAATTGGAGTTTGAGTTATGAATTACTCTTTCTCCCGTGTAATATCTGTGATCTGGAACAGTAATAGATCCATTTGAGGTGTTTATTCCACTGAAAGATCTTTCATTTGCTGTTGTTCTTCTATGATAATCATTATATTTTAATTTAAATGTAACAGAGGTTCCAACTATAACGTCAACATAAACATTATCTTGATTCATTAGTCCATGCGTTTCTGCAAGACCTACTGTTACTTTATTTCTTTGTATAGTTCCCTTAATAGTGTTTGAAAAATTAGTCTTAAAGCTATGATATGAACCAGTGCCTATACCAGTGAAATAAAGAGTTGTTTGATTTTGCGTTGTAGTTCCGACACCGACAAATGTTCCTGCGGTCCCAAGACCGACTTTTATAGTAGATAATCCGATCAAATCATTAGAAATTTTTGCTACATATAAAATTGACTGATTTGATATACTAACACTTGTCGATATTCCATTGGTCGATACTCCTATGGGACTTCCACCAAAAGTAGAGTAGACAACTTCATCTCCAGTATTTAATTCATGATTTGGCAAGTATAAAGATTTTGTTGGAATAAAAATACTCGTGTTTCCTGAACCAGGATTTGACAATATAATAGTGCTGCCTATTCCAACTCCAAATACTGTTCCTATTGCAACAGAATCTACTGGATTAAAATAAATTTCCCTATTGTAGTTGCAGTTATATGTTGTTTTATATCCAACATTTATTTTAAGACTTCTTTGATTTTTGTATAAAAATGAAGAACTTGTATGGGCAGAAGAAACATTGTTGATTGATCTTCTAACTCTTAATCTAGAATTTTTTTGATCTACATTTAGAACTTTTACCTGTTCACTTCCAATAGTAAGAATGTCATTTTCCCTTAAAATTGGAAATTCTAAATTGCCAGAAACTTTTAAATATGTAACAATACCGGTTACTGAAGAACTATTAATGCCTACATTTAGTACATATCTTTCTGTTGTCACTCCTGCAGTAAATAAACCTTCAAGTAAAGTGGATGTAGTATTAACTCCACTTACCGATATTGTGTCGAAATTTTTAAAATCATGAGGATCTTGACAAAATAGAATAAAATTGCCATTTCCATCGGATGGATAAAATTCAACATCAGATACAATACTAGAAGCTACACTAATTGAATTTACTTTTTTTCCAGATATTTTTGATACTACAACGTTAGCACCAAATCCACCAGAATCTGTTTCTGTAAATATAATGCGATCATTAACTTTATAATTTTGTCCTCCTGTCAGTATTCCAACATTATCAATTGATCCGGGAGATGCATATTTAACTACAGATGTTTGTGTCAGATTATTTGGAATATTAATGTATTGATACGAACTATTATCTGTTTTTATTTTATACGGATATGTATTTCTGATCCAATTTGTATTATTTAAATTTATAAAATCTTGATTAGAATCTTTTCTAAAATTAAAATCGTTTGGTTTTGATTTGTAATGGTTTCCAATTAAATATGGAAAGACTGGTCGTTTATATCCACGATAAATTCCAGAAGAATCAGGACTCAAATCAAAAGTTGCGAAATATGCATAAACTCCTTTTGGAAACTCTGGGGTTACGCAAAATCTGCCATTGTATTCATCTAAGACTAAAGGATCTTCCGAATTATAGTAAGTATAATCCTCCACAAAAAATCCTTCTGGAAAAGGAGGTCTGCTACTAGGATCTTGTTGATTTAATCTGTAACCAGACTTAAGTTGCTTTACAACTCCACCATTTTTCTTACTATATCCATAAGGTCCATATATTGGATTTCCATCATATGCCCATCCTATTATTGGAGAATGATTTTCTGAATCAATTTCAGATCCACCAAATTTTTTAAGATCAGATTCGCCATATAAAATTTTTCCATTTCTATCTGACGAGTAAATATTCTCTCTTAATTTTCTTGGAGCATAAAGATGTGTATATTGAAGACCATAATCATCATTTAATCCATTAACTATAAAACCATCATCATTTGTAATAAATGTTTGATTTCTAGTGAAGATGTTTACAGTCCAGGGCTTAATCAAAGTAACGAAGTTTGCCCCAGATCCAGATGCAATTATATTAATAAAAGTTGTATCTGGAGTATAATCAGTTCCTCCTTCTAAAACATTAACTGCAACTAATTTTCCATCTCGAATAACAGGAGTTAGAACTGCACCATATCCAAATCCCAACACTTGTAGATCAGGTGGCGAATTATATGAAGATCCACTATTATTAACAAGTACCTCTACTATTTTCCCTTGAGACACAATTGGAGTTACTTGAGCTTTAGAACCAGAATATAGTGAAACTACTGGTTCTCTCTTGAAGTTTAGTATTTCTGAAGACCCATATCCAACGCCATTATTTGACAAATGAACAGATTCTATAGAACCTCTAAAAACTGGTTGAATTTTAACTTTAAAGTCTTCTTGCGATAAAGATGAAATACCAACTTTTCCTATGACTTCTACAGAAATTTCTGGATAGTTGAATATATGAGTTCCAAATCCAACAGATTTTAAATCAGCAAATTCATTTGTATCAAATAAATTTCCAGCAGTTCCTACTCCAGCAATTGATAATTTAAATGTATTTTCATCTACAACCTTTGCATAATAATTTGTATTTGTAGATAGACCTGAGATAGCAGTTCCATCAACATAATACTTTATCAATTCTCCAGTTTTATATCCATGATTTTTTATTGTTATTGAATCTGAAGATGTATTGATACCAGAAGAATTTGTTGTTCTTTTTTTATTCTGATATCCAAATCCAGGATTTGTAACAATAATTTTATCAACAACTTTTTTCTTTTGTATTGACTCTAATTCGTGATTTCCTGATCCATAAGATAATAATGCTATAGTGTTAACCCCAGCAAGAGCATCTAGACTCGTGTTATGAAGTTTTACCGTATATGCATCTCTAACATTGACAAAATATGATGCATTTGCAACTAAACCGCCAATAGATGCAGATCCATTTGTTTTATAAAGGACCTTTTCTCCATTTAAAAATCTATGATAAGTTGTAAATCCAATAGTAGAAATAGTTGTTCCTACTCCAACTAGAGCTGCATTTGGATTAGAATTAAAAGATTGTTTATTAATTATTTGTTTAGTAGCTACGATAGCATTTGCACCAAATCCATTTCCACCTGTTATTGATACTATAGGATTATCGACGTAATTATACCCAGAATTTATAACTCTAATTTCTTGCAATGATCCTGTAACAGCAACATAACCAGTAGCTCCAATTCCAATAGAATCTGATATATGCAAAACAGGAGGATTGATTATATCATAATTTGATCCAGGAGAAGAAACACTAATTTCATCTAACGGACCATAATAAATCGAATCTGGAGACTTATAATTTAAGATCTCTACGCCATTAACAAGAATACCTGTTTGTCCAGGGATGGTTTCGTATTTTTTATCCACATTTTGTGGAGGAGTTATTTGTCTTAATAATTTTTGCGATTCTAAAGTTTGTCCTTGTAAATTATAAACTTCAAGTTTATTTTGAGAAAAAGTTACTGGCGCAGGAACGCTTAAAAATTTCCCATTTAAAATATCAGATCTGCTTCTAGCAAATTGGACTCTATTGTCATCAATTCTCTTAATAAAAAGTAAACCCTCTGGAAAATTTTCTCCAAGTCTTCCATTCAATATTTCAACTTCATCATATCCCGTTTCTGCACTATAAAAAACTCTTTTTGGATAAGAATAATAAACAGCATCTCCAGTAAACAATCCATGTGTTTTAATTGGAGATATATTAAAAATGTTTGTTGATCCCACTCCAACTGGAGGAAAAGTTCCACCAAAAATGATGGACTTATCATTTGTTTCAATTGGTTGATTATAATAATTTGGAATAGATGGAGAAGCAATTAATAAACTTTCTTCATCTTTATAGACATTTTGAACGTTGCTATTAAAGTATGATGAAGATTTAAAATAAGAGGCATTAGTTTTTGATAAAAGTTTAGTAAACTTATATTTGATTGAACTACTTACTGGTCCTTGTCCTTTTGCAGAAAATGAAAATTCTGTATCAATTTTTACAATAATTGATTTGTTTAGGTTACCACTGTTTCCTGTTAAGACAATTTCATCGCCTACGACCAAAGAATGAGGATCTTCCGTTTCTATTAATACAGTATTGTCAGTTAAATCTATCGTTGTTATAGATTTAACATCATATGTTGCACACGCATTAATAAAAAATTTATTTGCCAGATCTTCTTTTTCTGTTTCTCTTCCTAAAGAATCTATATCAATAGTATCGCCAGATTTATAATAATAACTTGTAGAATCATAATTTAAACTCTCTAAGACAGGAGTTACTCTAACTTTAACTATAGATCCATCGCCAGTATTTGAATAACCATATGCATATGTATTAATTCCGATTGGTGTTTTATCATAAATCAATTTGTCTATGTTAGAACATCCAATAAATTGATTAAGATTTTTTGAAGTGTAAGATACTACCCCTACAGAACCATCAAAATAAACTACAGATAGTTCTCCTTTTATTGGAAATGAAATTGTCGAATCGACATCAATATAAGATGCTCCTACAGAAACATTTGAGATGCATTTTGTATATGGATGCACAGAAAAAGATCCATATACAGCACCATCTACAATAATATCTCTATCATAATTTGAGTCTAAACTCAACTTATAATAATTTGCCGTTGCTATACCTGTGCTTATTTTTTCTACTTTTGTTATTGGCGCATATGCTTTAGAGATATCTCCATATTGGTCTTGAAAAAGAGTAGAATTAGTTAATTCTTCCGCATTTCCGCTAATCAACTCTACTATCAGATCTTTTGTAATCTTATATGCCGCATCTGATGGTTTGAAAAGAAAATCTCTTGGCTTAACAATCTCAACATCTTCGTTATAAAGAGCCTTAAAAAGAATTTTAAAAGATTGATCAGTTCCTCTGGAACCATAAAAATCTTTTAACCTTGAAATAAAGTTTTCTTCGTTTACTTTAATGGCGGCAGTATCTTTATTCTTTCCTGAGAACAAAGATCTGTCTTCAAATCCTGGAGCGATTTGCTGCTTTAATTTTCTAAAAAACGATTTATATAATAATTGCCCTAAATTTTCTACTCTAGTTTTTTCTGCATGTTCTGCAGCTTCTGAAGACGAAAAAATTAATTCTTCTGGAACAGATGGATTTCTGTATGATGTTATTCCACTAAATCCTCTAATGCAACCATCAAAAGTTATATTGGTTTTTGAAGTGTACGTAATTATTTCATTGTCTATTTTTATTAGACCATATGAATCTGGAAATCCATAGGTACTATCAACATAAATGGTGGTATCGAAAACACCAATGGAAGTTGTAACGCCAGATATGGAAAGATTTTGAATAGTGGTACTTTCTTCAAAATCTCTTGTTACTGATCCCAACTTAATGCGTTTATCAATATTTTGAAGTATATCTAATGGTCCGCCAAAATTTTCTTGTGAAATATAATATTGTTTAAAAAACTCTTTAGCAAGTGGGTATTCTTCCTCAATGTATAGAGGAAACTGACTTTCAATGATTGTATTAAACTTAATTCTTTCTTCTTTATTTGTGCTAATCATTTTACTTTCTTACTAAATTGCCATTTTTATAACTTGATGAAACAATATACTGAGAACCAGAAGGATCTAATCCAGAAGATATTGAGTCGGTAATCATTTCAAATGTACTGTTTGATATATCTAGTTGCAAATAAAGATCCTGATATCCAACAACGTCATTAGATTGTGGGACTGCAGAAATTTCAATAGTTGGTTGTCCATTTTTTATTTTTGCATTAATAATGTTTATCGGATTTAAAGTAATAACCCCTTTAACATAATCTATTCTTCCAACATTTCTCCTGACAATTGTTGGACTTGTTGAGTTCGCTGATGGAACAGAGAATAAGAAAATTGAACCATCTTTTCTGTTAGTATCTGGAATATCGGATAGATAAACATCTCCAGATATTCCAGATACTTGAAACGCTGAAGATTTTACATTATATCCCGACAGATTTCCAATATAAAATTGATTCCCAAAACCGATCTTATATTCTGCAAAAGCATTCAGAGTTACTCTCAAATCCCTCCTCATTTGTATTTTTGTAATATTAGATGTTATGGCGTCATCAGTATCATCTATTATTTTTAAAAATTTACTATATTTAAATCTAGCGCCATACTTATTAAGATCTGACGAATTAGCATATCTGAGAGTATTGTCTTGAATAAGACTAGAAAGATATGAAGGAGATGAAGTTAAATTTGTATTGTAATATACTTGAGATTCTACTTCTAAGAAAAGATACTTTAGATCTAAAATTTCAGGTACAATGCCAGCAACAGCATATTTTTTTAGATCTCTACGTATGTTTTCTTTGATTAAGTTTGGAAGAAAATCACCAGTTTTTGGTTTTATGCTAATAAAAACTTTTCCATACTGTGGAGGAACAAGATCTTCTCCACCAAAAACAGAAATAGATTCTGTTTCTGGATAAATTTTTGCTGGGATTAAAGTTTCATAGTCAGTAATAGTTAATGCTCTGTTTTGAGAAGAATAAATTCTTGGAGCATATTTTTTAATAGATTCCACAGACTCTATTGCTTCTCCACCTCTAGATGGAATCTGAGTTGTTACTAGAGATATTCCCTGAGAAACAATATTTTCAACACCATCTCTTACAAAGACTAATCTACCACTAAAAGAAAAAGATTGAATTCCATTTGCTGGATCACCATCACAAACAATATACGAAGCTTCGATTACGTTATTTTCTTGCAATTGCTTTCCAAAAATACCATCACCAAAAATTAATTCGTACCTTTCATCTTCTATTTCTTGTAGAAAATATACTCTTGACTGATCGTTAATTTCAAAAAGACTATCTTGCTTTTTATATGTTCTTCTAATATCAGCATTAAAAGAGTCTCTTACCACAACTGATAGAAGATCTGTATCTATTCCAACGTTACTCAGCAGAAATCTTTGAATTGGATTTATGGACTGTCTGACAAAGGTTTCTGTTATTAAATTTCCTTGATAAACTTTGATATTATTAAATGAGGCAACGCCATTAACAACAGGAACAGTTATATCATTTAAAATAGAGAAGGTAAATGAATTTCCGCCAAACTGAGAAGAAGAAGATACAACTACTCCTTTCTGTAGAGTTAATGTTGATGGAGTTACTCCACTTTGATTTAGATCAACAAAAAAACTTATAACTGCAGTTGCTGCTTTTCTTGATCTTGGAACATATCCTATGTTTCTAGCTAAAGAAACTATGTTTTCTCTGAGTGTAGCACTATCAATAAAAACCTCATTTGCGATCATATTTGCATTATATGACGCAATGTAGGTGTTATATGCTAGAACATCTAGTATAGTGGAAAAGTTAGATCCCTCAAAATTATAATCAGTAAAATTTGAATTCGCTCTTAGATAATCACTAAGAGTTCTTTTAATTTGATCAAAATCTAAACTTGTGAAATTTTGTAGTGCCATTTATCTTGCTGAGAGTAAAGCAAACTCTAATTGTTGTGGAGCAACTGCTAAACCTATGATTTCGTAATTTATGACCACATCAAAGGTGTTATCTTCATAATCGGGAGTAACCACTACAGATTGTAAATTAACCCTTGGTTCAAAGTTACGAATAGAAAGTTCAATTTCATTTTTAATAGCCGCCGCAGAAAAATCATCAATATTTTCGAATAGAGATGCAGTTATATTTGACCCAAAAACGGGATTAAAAAATTTTTCCCCAGGGAGGGTGAAGACAATGTTTCTAATCGATCTATTGATAGCGTTAATATTATTAATTGCTATCAAATCACTGTTCAGGGGATTTGCCTGAAAAGTCATACTTATATCTTTAAAACCTTGACTAACCCTCTCTAAAGGCATTTATTTTTAAAAGATAATAAATCTAACTTATTTATTAACGATTTTTGGATTCATAAATGGGTTCAGTTCCGTATTCCCAATCATCATAATCAGCATCATTGCGAATTTTTGCGTGAATTTCGCTCTGATGATAAAAATCGTGTTTTTTGGGGGTTAAGGCATCGTTTGCAATCTCACGAAGCATCTTTTGCTTCTCTATTTTCTCTTCCCAACCGTATTCTGATGCTAGAAATTCGGTTCCCCACGTATTTTTCATGTAATTTTGGTCTTTATCGACTTGTTTGGTCATTTTTTTGCTCCTGATTTGGTAAATCAGAACTTTTTACGGGGTTGCTATCCCGTTTTTCAATTATATCATAGTCATCTTCAAGTATTTCTTTCAAATATTCTTCATCCCACAAGTCATAATAGGTGGTTTTTGCTAAATGTTCACGAAATTTGCGTAATTTTTGTGTAGGTTGACCCAAAATCAGGTTGTATTTGCCATTGTTTGTCTTAATACCGTTAATAAACGTGTCATATGACCCACAATCTTCAAAAAATTTCCAACCTGGATGGTTTGAGTTGTGATAATTGACCCAAAATTCAACTGCTTCAAGGTCAAAATAGTCTTCTATGATGTAAATGACTACATCATAGTCATTTAGAGGATAAATTTCTTCTGCTGGACACTCAATAATTTTAAATTTTGAATTAGATGCAAATGGACAAACAGCAAATCCATTCAATTCTGGTCTAACCTTAGATACATCCTTAATCCAATTTAAAATATGTAGTTCTTTTTCGGTAAACATAAAAAAAAGAGTGCCTAATTCTATTTAAGCACTCTAAAAATTATTTTCCTTGTCCTCTATACTTCTTTTTACGTCCATTGCGAGAGGTCGCGCTGAGAAGTGTTCTTGGAGACCTTCCTTGACGAGTTTTCTTTGGTGCTCCAGGTTCAAATAAAATTTTACTACTTCCGCCTTTAGCCATTTACAATTTCCTCCAATTCTAAAAATTCTGGATCAACATCTTCTCCCGAGAAAAACGCCTCTGAGAGGTCTTGAAGGACCTCAGTACATTCTTCTGCACTAAGGTCCATATAAATTTTACGTCCTTTATAAAGTACGTTGTATTGTGTCATCAGATAATACGAGTTTTTTCATGTCCAACACGAACCCGAGGATCGCACCAGATCTTAAATCCCGCTTCAATTGCATCAAGACAGAATGAAACGTCTTCACCACACATATCCTGAACTGCACCAGATTCAAAGACTTGCATCTTAGGAGCGAACCAAGGATATTCGAGATTTTCGAAGACACCTCTCTTAATAAGCACCCAACCAAAACCAGTGTAGTCACAAGTGAATGGTTTACGACGCTTTGCCATCGAATCAAGAGTTTCATGATTCATGACACCACCGTTCTTGCGGAACTCTTCTTCATCCAACCAGTGTGCAACCGAGGTTGTGTGACCATCTTCGGTACAGTACCAACCGCAAACAATCTCTTTCTCCTCTGTATTGCCCTCTTCGTCGGGAGCAGGGAATGCGAGATCACATAGTTGCCAGAATTTACCAGTGTCAAAGACGATATCACTGTCAATCCAGAGTTGGTAATCATAATTCATTTTACCATCCCAGGGAATCTGCTTAGGACCACGGAGAACATTTGCACCGAGTACTTTGCAACGTGCAAAGTTAACCATGGAAGAGTAATCCTGAGAAATTTGAATAGCACAACCGTTCTGCACAAGATCAAAACAAAGTTGTAGGAAGTTCTTCATAAAGATATAGGAACAACCACGTCCAGGAAGACACATAACAATTGTCTTGCCACGCATACGTTCCATAATTGCAGGGTAATCCCATTCCTGCTGTGAAGCCTTTTTAGGTGGAACAGTTTTAACAGTAAATCCTTTTGCCATAAAGTTTAATCAACCTTCAATGTCAATTTTAACAGTCTATATATACGTTTGTCAATGGGAAGAATTTATGGTTGCTTCCCTATTGACATATAATTCTATGTAACTTAGATCCCCTTCATTATAGTCAGTTTTCATTAATCCAACCATACGATTTAAGGTTGTCCAAGTTGTTTCGAACTCCTCTTCTTTTACTGAGTGAAACAAACACTTGCCCTTTGCATATATGTGATATATTTTTTCCATTTTTTATGGGGAAATTTTTTTTTCAGCAACCTTTACTTAGTTACTGAATTATATATCACAGTTATGCAAATACCCAGTGCAATAAAAAAGGTGCGAGGATATCGGATAACCCAACCTGCTAGAACAACCCTCCAAAAGTTCCAATAGGGGGACCTTCTGCGGGGGTTTTTGAGACTAATCATACTTCCGGAAAATTTTTAAGAGATTGATATATCGTTCGCGTTTTGTCACCTCTGTAGGTTAGGGTAGTTTGCTTTTTTTATATACGCAACGCCGCCCCGCGCTATAACAAACCATCGGCAAAACACTGCCAAACCACTATACTGCCAATCCTAACATAAACGCCCCTCAGTGTCAACCAAGGGGCGCACAGTTAGTATCAGAATTCGATCTCACTCAGCGTAGGACCGTTATCACTCTGCTCTGACATGTTATCGGCAGCAATGACATCGAGAATCGAAAGAATCTCAGCGCCAGTGTTACCTTGTGCCAGCAGAGAGATGAGAACTTGCTTGGACATAATAAAGAAGAAAAGTGTTAGAAACTGTGTGTGTTGTGAGTGTCTTTATAGAGGCGCATCTCATTCCTCTTGAGTATAACCTAGATCAGAGATCTTCGATCATGTCGTTGAGTTCGTGCCAGTTCAACTTATCACTGGTAAATGATACCCCATCGGGCGTCTTAGAGATAAGTCCTTCGACTGCATCTACGAAGTCTTGATAATCATCACAACGACGGGCGATGTCATAAAGACCCTCATCATTGCCGATCCACAGTGCAACATTCCAGGTCTCATAATTCGTCCAACCGTTATACTCAGTGTCGGTCAGATTTGTCTGGAAAGTGACGCTCATTGTGTGTGGGTGATGCCTACACTATAGGAACACTTTGGAGGCCTCAGTATTAGTAACCTTCACCATCGGTCAGGTGTACTTAGGTCCTCAACATACGCATCACAATGTTCTGCTGGTTCCAACTTAAAAAGTTTCTCCCAGTCAATTTGATGCGGGTCGAAATCACCTAGAACGTCCAATTCCAGAGTGATTCTATAACGATGCTTCTGTGCCTGCTGATACACTAAAGACATTAGAATTGCTCCGATGGTGTAACTGTAGACAGTATAAAATGCCCCACGATAAATGTCAACGGGGCTGGGAGTATTTATTAGGAGTGCTGATATTTTGAGTGCCGATGTGTGGGGATTTTGTGACGTTGGGGGTCTTGACATTTGTGCGCGTTCGTGTTATGATGCACGCTTAGATCACAAGGTCTCAGCACATTAAAAGAGGTCTAAATCACAAGGTCTCAGCACATTAAAAGAGGTCTAAATCACAAGACCTGAGCACATTTAAATGACCATAAATGCACCACTAATTCTCAACAATAACCACTAATGATTCTCAATAAAATAACACTTATTGAGAACAAGATAAAACACTCAACTACATTTTTTAATACATTTATTCATTAAAAAACATAAAAAAAGACCCTAAAAAGGGTCTTTTTCAGTATAATCAATCAAGTGCAAGTCTGTAACGTGCGTATTCTTTTGCGTCCT